CTAAATCTAGTCCCATTAAGCGCTGTTTATTTATTAGAATATCTTTAAATTCCCTTAAATCTTGAACTTTTTTTGTTTCATTGCCCATCTTTTACAAGTATATAGCATCTATACCAGTTTTCCTCATTTTTTATAGATTTAATCTAATAAGAATCATTTCAAATTTAAATAAACCTACAATTTTAGCCAATCTTAAAGCACTAAGTCAACTGCTTAGTGAACATGATATAAAGTTAATAAAGAAACAATTTACCACTATTGACAACAGTAGCCAAATTGAATAACTTGTAGCCATTAATAACAACTTAGACAAAAGGAATCTATATGGAAGAAATTAAAGACTTAAAAATAATTAAAAATGTTTTGACCAATAATTATCATGGCATGAAATTTAGTGATGATGATATGTACCAAATAGGCAACAGACTATTCATTAATCAAGATGGTGTTATTACAATTTATGCTTACCCAGTTAATGAGTATTATGAGGCACTAGACAGTACCATCAACCCAACAACACTACCTTTTAAAAAGTATATTGATACAGAGGTAGTTACTAGATTTAGAACTTGGTTCGATATTAAACTTAATTAATTTTAACTTACACCTCACACATAGTTGTGGGGTGTGAGATACAATTATGTATCAATAATAAAGAAAGGAATAAGACTATGAGTAAACATATAGATATAAATAATCTTAGTGAAACTTATATAAAGCCAAAATATATATGTAAAGAATTTCATAATGGGCATATTTGCGGTGATGCAGATAAAATTACTGACAGCCCAGAAAGTGAGGCGTTATGATTTGGGATAAATTATTACACACAATTAATGAACATTATAAAAAAAATCCTAAAGATACATCTGACATACAAGTGGCAAATTATAAACGAATGTTAAAGTTAAATCTCAAAGAACAAGACAAAGTTATAAAAAAAATAACAACTGAAATAGAGGGTAGATAATATGGATAAGTTAATAGTAGAAAAAGAATGGTATAACAAACTTAATGGCTCACCTATAACTCAATTAAAAAATGGTAAGTGGCAAACCTATATTGAGATTGATGGTAAGGTAACTGATAACAGTAGAAAGAGATTTACCACCAATGATAGAGATTTACTCTATCCAAAAATGTTCAAACATTTAACATTATATAAGACTGGTAGATTAAAGATTAAGGCAAGGGAAAAGAACCAGACTGCTATACAGTTAGTTACCTTTATGCAATTTGATTTGCAAAAACAAAACAAAACATTAAAGCAAATTAATAAGTTGGAAAAATTAATTGAGATTATTAATACCTGCGACCAGATAAAAGATAAGCCATTTGTAGAGTGGGGATATGCTGATTATGATATGTTTAGAAAAGGCATTATGAATTTGCCTTGCTATAAAGGTGAGTCAGTTGCTCGAACTAGAACTATATTTACCTTATTAGAAAAGGTAGAAAGTTATGCAAGAGTGGTACATGATATGCAAAACACTATTAAGATTGCAGATTATAAAAAAGAAAAGCACATATCTGATAGTGGTTATTTTAAATTAGATAAACGTACTCGTAAAAACAATTTAAAAAGATTGATGCACCAGTGGTCTATTCCTTTTATGCAAAAGTTTTTTGAGGAAAAATTACCATTTAACAAGTTTCCAGTGTGGCATACTGCATTATATACACTTGCTAATACTGGACTTAGACAAGCAGAATTGTTTGGATTGACTTATGATAGTATTGTTTTTCAAGATAATGGTACAGACCATATCTTAGTACAAGGTGCAGTTTCAGTTGAGGGTAATCTATCTACTTATTCTAAAACAGATGCAGGTGATTATAGACCTATTCCAATCGGTAGAGGGTTAGCAACAAAGTTAAAAGAGTACATAACTAATATGCAAAATAATCCTTTCATTGATAACCCACAAAAAATACTGTTCCCACAAATGCGTGGTTCAGATAAATATGGAATCACTGAATGTAGTTTTTACAAGCAACCTACAAGGCTTAGAGTATTAAGGAAATTTTTAAAGGGTGAGTATGAAATGCCTCAAGGTCTTGCATTTCACTTTTTTAGGTCTTGGATAGCGACCATGTGGAAAAGACATGAAATATATAGCCAGTTTAATATTGGTACATATTTAGGACATGATGATTTAAATACAACAAACAAATGCTATATTCATTTGACTAATGAGATACATGAGCCAATTAATAAAGAGGATTTTATTAATAATATATTATTTTAATCTTTAAATTTTTTTAAAAAATCATCTAAAGGATTTTCTGGAAAACCAAGTTTTTCTTTTCTTTGTTTTTCTTCTTGTTCTCGTTCATTAATACATTGTGTTTCAAAACATTTATCCCATTTAGAATGATGATAATATATTTTGTGTATAGTTGGTTCAAACTTTTCTTCCATAATAAAGCCGTCACCTCTTAGGACTTTTTCAGTACATATTGGGCATATACCCATAACATCAGTTGCAGGAAACTTTTTGCTATATGGGTGATACTTAGTCTTTTTAGGACTCAATTATTTCTTCTTTGAAATAATTTTGTTGATGCCAGTAACACCCATACTAGCACTTACAACAATAGAAATCATAATCCAAAACATTGGGTCAGCTTTTGCAACTAAATCCCAACCCTTTTCCATGTGTGGTTGCATGAAAGGAACAAAATTGGCGATAAGTAAACCTAAAAAAGTACAAACAACCAGTTCATCTTTAATGGAGTCTTTTTGTGCATTGATGTGAGCAACATCTATCTTAGTTGCACCCTCTATTTCTTTGGCTCTTATAATTTTGTCCTTATCCATTTTGTGCTTAATATCACCAGTGGTTTTTGAAATTAAAATATCCACCACTGGGTTTTTAACTAAACCTAATAATGGTTTTATAAATAATAATGGGTTCATACTGGATTTCCTTTATCTATGACACATGAAAATTTAAGACTCACGAGTCTATCATTTTTCAAATTTTCAAATGCGTGGATTAATTCATGTGTTAGTTTTATCTGATGCAACTCATAAAAATTTTGACAATCTTGTTTTGATTCAAATTTTATTATTTGATAGTTGCTTGTAACTGGTTCACTAAATTGCAAAGTTGCAAAGACCATGATTGCCCAGACTGTATTTAATAACTCCATATAGTAGGTCTAGTTAATCCATCTTGTGATGTACAAGTATCAAGATGTATAAATCTAGTTTTCCCTTTCTGCTGAATACCTATGCCTAGAAAACAACCCATTTCTAATGCAGTTTTTAAAACGATAAAGGCACGTTCTCTATCTACTGCGAGGTCTATTGCCTTACCAGTTGTATGAGTGCCACCACGACCATTAGCCTTAGATGCCTCAATTGGGTGGGTAGGGTGTCGATAATAACTACTTACTGGCAATGGAAAGCCACACTTTTCTCTTAATGTAACTAAACTATCCATAAATCTTGCATCATAACCAAGAAAACCAGTGTGTTTGCAAACCATTTCTTCAATAGTAAAATAGTTATAATCCCAGTCTAAATATTCATGTGGTATTTCTTCTAAAATCAATTCTTCATTATTCATAGTACCCAAACCCCTATCCCTTTAAATAAGATTGCTACAATTTAATTGAGCCATCTTCCATTATGTAAATTAGTTTAATATTAAGTTTTTTTTGTTTCTCACTAGCAACTCTGTTTATCAATCTCATCTTGCCTTTGTGCATACGAGTGCCACCATATTTTACATCATACTTATTTATTCTGCCTGACACTGTATTGATGGTGCAAAAATCACAAAGTCCAATTCCATTAAGTGCAGTCATTACTATTGTGTTTGGTTGTTTGCAAAAATGAGCATACGCAATCTGCTCTGCCCACAAACCTTTTTGTGCAGTTGTTGTATTTTTCAAAATGTAAATTAAATTATTTTATTAAGAACTCGTAAAGAATAGTTTGTACCTCATCAATAAACATAACTAGAATAAAGAAACCTACAACTAAACTAAACTTCCATAATTTTCCCAGACTTATTTCAATATGCTTGTAGTGGTTGGTGCGAAGTAGATTCAAATCTTTTTCAATTAATTTTTGACCAGTTTTTAAATCGTAAATATCTGCTTTAATTGAATCAATACTTTCTAATATTTTTTTTGTACTCATTTTAGGTCTTAATAATATAGTTCATAGCTATATATGGGTTAATGATTGAGGCACTAGTGCCAGTAAAAGATGGTGCTGAAACAGTACCAGATGGGGTTGTAGATGAACCACTAAATGAACCACTTGCAGATAAACTATGACTATGACCAGAGCCACTGCCAACTACTGATGAACGACCACCATTTGCAAGTAAACTAGGTGTATTTACAGTTTGGTTATGAGTATCAGATGAACCCATGCCACCTGCTGAACCTCTTGACATTGCATATTCCATTTGTGCAGTTGACCAGTTATTAACACTATTGGTTGTAAAATAATTGTTATGAACAACATAGTGATAATGCTCTGGTATCTCTGCTGTTGTTAAAGAATGACTACCAGTTGAACCACTAATTGACACTGAACCAGATGGGGTGAAAGCTGA